GTTTTTAATGATATACCAAATTCAGAATCAAAAAATGTAGAATATGATGTTACTGCATCTACAATGGTAGGTGGAAATATTGTAAATTTACAATATGTTTATGGATCTAATCAGGCAGGTGGAATTATTACAGTAGATCAAGCATATAACTGGGACTTGCAATTGGGAACTACACAATCTGGTGTAAGCGATATATACACATTAGCGGCAAGAACTCTTACAGGATCATCAGATATTACTGGTGCTATTAGTTTTTATGATTTAACATAATGTATGGCAATTCAAGATATTCAACTAAACCAGAAAGATGCTTATCTTTCTAATCCAAATCTAAAAAAAGCAAATACCACTATTCAATGGTCTCAAGAGCAGATTATTGAATTTTTAAAGTGTAAAGATGATCCAGTATATTTTGCGAAAACTTATTTAAAAATTGTTTCTCTTGATTATGGATTAGTTCCTTTTAATTTATATCCGTTTCAGGAAAAATTAATTCAAAATTTTCATAGGCATAGATTTAATATCTGTAAAATGCCACGTCAGACAGGAAAGATGTTATCTTTAGATACTCCAATCCCAACACCGACTGGTTGGACTACAATGGGAGAGTTGAAAATAGGTGATATTATTTTTGGAAGAAATGGAAAGATTACAAAAGTAATTGGAAAATCCCCTATACAAAAAATAGATACTTATGAAATTGAGTTTGATAATGGAGAAATTATTAAAGCATGTAGTCAACATTTATGGAAGGTATCTCATAGTGATTGGTATCATAAAGAGAAAGTATTAAATACTAAAGAAATTTTAAATAAATTTAATAATCTAAAAAAAGTAAATAAATCATCGTCAGTTTATATTAATATAAATGAATCTATAGATTTACCAGAAATTGAATTACCAATAGATCCTTATACTCTTGGTGTTTGGTTAGGAGATGGATCAAGAGGAAGTGGAGCAATTACTGGTTTATATGAAGATATAGAAAAAATATCAGAAAAAATTCCTTTAGAAATTACTACAAAATCGAGAGAAAAAAATACTGAAAATGTTTGGAGATACTATTATAAAAATTTAAGAAAAGAAACGCATATATTAGGATTAAATAAAGAAAAAATTATTCCAGAACAATATTTAAGATCTTCAATTAATCAACGATTGGAGTTATTAAGAGGACTAATGGATACTGATGGATCAGTATCTCCAAATGGTGCCTGTGAATTTTATCAAAAAGATGGAAAACTATTGTATCAAGTTAGAGAATTATTATCTTCATTGGGTATTAAAAGTAGAATAAGATATAAAAAAATTTCGGGATATTCTGGTTTATATGGAACTATAAGTTTCTGTACAAATAAGTATGAAGTTTTTACTTTACCAAGAAAATTAGAAAGACAAAATAATAGTTTAGATCACCATAAAAATAAAAGAATTTACATTAAAGATATTCGTAAAATTGAAACTGAACCAATGCAATGTATTTCAGTTGATAATGAAGATCATCTTTTTTTATGCGGGAAAACATTTATTCCTACACACAATTCGTCAACTGCAGTTGCTTATTTGTTGCATTATGCTGTTTTTAATGATAATGTAAATATTGCAATTCTTGCTAACAAAGCATCCACCGCAAGAGATTTACTTCAAAGATTACAACTTGCTTATGAAAATTTACCAAAATGGATGCAACAAGGTGTTCTTCAATGGAATAGAGGTAGTTTGGAGTTAGAAAATGGATCAAAAATTATCGCCGCATCTACTTCTGCATCTGCTGTCCGTGGCGGATCGTATAATATCATCTTTTTGGACGAGTTCGCATTTATCCCGAATCACATTGCTGATGACTTCTTTGCCTCTGTTTATCCTACTATATCGTCTGGAAAAAGCACAAAAGTAATTATCGTATCCACACCTCGTGGTATGAATCACTTCTACCGCATGTGGCATGACGCTGAAAGGGGTAGAAATCAATATGTGACTACAGATGTTCATTGGTCCGAAGTTCCCGGTAGAGACGATAAATGGAAGGAGCAGACAATTGCTAACACATCAGAACAGCAATTTCGCGTAGAGTTTGAAACAGAATTTCTTGGATCTGTAAATACATTAATAAATGCTTCAAAACTTAAAACTCTTGTATATGATGACCCAATAACTAAAAATGCGGGTTTAGATGTTTATGAAGATCCAAATGAAGATAATAATTATCTAATAACAGTTGATGTTGCTCGTGGTCTGGGAAATGATTTTTCGGCATTTATTGTTTTTGATATAACGACATTTCCATATAAAGTTGTAGCAAAATATCATAATAATGAAATAAAACCAATGTTATTCCCAAGTATTATAAATGAGGTTGCTGAGGGATATAATAATGCTTGGGTTTTAATTGAAGTAAATGATATTGGAGATCAAGTAGCAAATATTCTTCATTTTGATTTAGAATATGATAATATTTTAATGTGTTCAATGAGGGGAAGAGCAGGTCAAATAGTTGGATCTGGGTTTAGTGGTAAAAGATCACAACTAGGTGTCCGTATGACAGCTTCTGTGAAAAAACTTGGTTGTTCAAATTTAAAATTATTAATAGAAGATAATAAACTTTTAATTAGTGATTATGATATTATATCAGAATTAACAACTTTTTCTCAAAGACATAATTCCTTCGAAGCAGAAGAGGGATGTAATGATGATTTGGCAATGTGTCTCGTAATTTTTTCTTGGTTAGTTGCTCAAGACTATTTTAAAGAAATGACTGATAATGATGTTCGTAAAAGAATTTATGACGAGCAAAAAAATCAGATAGAACAAGATATGGCACCATTTGGATTTATTTCTAATGGTCTTGATGATGCTGAAATAGTTATAGAAGAAAAAACAGGAGAAAAATGGATATTAGCTAATCAAGAAAACAAATTAGAAACTACAGAAATATGGAATTTAGATGAATATGGAGACCGTTCTTATATGTGGGAATATAGATAGTTCATAAAGGAATATAATTTATAAATACTTTTAGATAATTCTGGTTTGTAGGAGAATAAAGATGCCGCTAAATTTAGCATCTCCTGGAATTGTAGTAAGGGAAATTGATTTAACATTAGGAAGAGTAGGTCCATCTTTCAATATTACTGGTGCTATTGTTGGACCTTTTGCTCAAGGTTCAGTAGAAGAACCTGTTTTAGTTGAAAATGAAAATGATTTACTACAAACTTTTGGTCAATCATACACTATAGATAACCAATACGAAACTTGGTTGTCTGCATCATCATATTTAGCATATGGTGGAAATTTGATGGTCACAAGAGCAGATGATCAAAATTTAAGAAATTCTTTTGTGGGATCTGCTTCAAGTGTGAAGATTAAAAGTGATGAACATTATGTTCAGCTAGGGTATGATGAAAATACTATTACTGGTGTTACTTTTGCTACAAGAAATCCAGGATCTTGGGGTAATGGTGTAAAAGTTGCACTAATTGACGGAAAAGCAGATCAAATTTTAAGTGGAATTGATACTTCTGGGATTTCTGTAGGATATGGTGTAACACAGTCGTTAAATGGAAAAATAGATTCATCAAGTGGCAGTAAAATTGATCTTTCTTCAAGTGTTTTAAAAGGAATAATAACAGGAATTGGTGCAAGTAGTGTTGAAGTTAAAATTTTAAGTAGAGTTGCAGTAGGGGGAACTGAAACAGTAGTAGATTATCAGCAAAATGGAGTTTATTCATTTATAGAAACTGGATCTTTAGGTATTCATACTGATACAGTAGGAACTGCTTTTACAGAAAGATCATATTCAACTGAACTTGATTGGTTTAATGAACAAACTATTTCTTTATCTAATACAACTATTTCTTGGGATAATGTTGCACCAAGACCAGGAACTTCTCAATATGCTGAAGCAAGAGGGTCTAGATTTGATGAACTTCATGTTATTGTATTTGATGATTTAGGGACAATAACTGGCAATGCCGGAACAATTCTAGAAAAACATTTAAGCCTTTCGAAAGGTAGTGATGCTTTATACTCTACTGGATCTGTTTCTTATTGGAGAAAAT